TCCGCTAACGGTCCTAAAGGCGGGGTTTAGTCTCTGTGACCAGTGGAAACGCGCGCGATCCGGCCGCCGGAAGAACCGAACGACAACGATCCGGTAGAGGCCGCGCCGGGGACGGTCGGCCCGCCGTCGACACGGCCCGGTGATCCGGTCGGTGTGCAGTTCACCGCCCCCGAATTCGACCCGCCCCCGCCCCGTATCGCGAACCCCGCGGCCTGGTCCGGCTGGCCGGCCGAATGGAACACCGCATGGGGTCCGGGCCGGCTCGAAGACCTCGCGGACACCGCATGGATGTGCCTGGACCTCAACGCGTCGATCTTGGGGACGATGCCGCCGTACCTGGTGGGCGCGTCACCGACCCTTGACGCCGGCTGGCTGACGAACCCGGACCCCGACAAGTACACGTCATGGGCCGACTTCGCGAAGCAACTGTTCTGGGACTACCAGCTCGGCGAAGTGTTCGTGATCGCGACCGCCTACTACGCGACGGGCAAACCTGCCCGGTTCCATGTGGTCGAACCGTGGGGCGTGGACGTCGAATGGGATGGCGGAACACGCCGCTATGCGATCGGGGGCCGCGACGTCACCGCCGACATGTTGCACGTCCGGTACCGGACCCGGACCGGTGACCCGCACGGCCAAGGTCCCCTTGACGCCGGCCGCACACGCCTGATCGCTGCCGAAGTGTTGAGTAGGTACGCGACGAACCTGGTGGCGTCCGGTGGGATCCCGCCGTCAGTGCTCGAGCACCCGGACGAACTGTCCGCGGAGCAGTCCGCGGCACTGCGCGAACAGTGGGTGATCGCGAGAAGTGCGGCGATCGGCTACCCGGCGGTCTTGTCCGGTGGCGTCACCTGGAAGGCCACTTCGATCAGTCCGACCGACATGGCGTTGGTGGAACTGACCCAGATCACAGAGTCACGGATCGCGGCCCTGTTGGGTGTCCCGCCGTTCCTGGTCGGCCTCCCCAGTGGCGGCGACAGCATGACCTACAGCAACGTCTCGAGCCTCTTCGACTACCACTGGCGTGCGGGACTCCGACCGAAAGCCGAGACAGTGTGCAAGGCCGTCAGCGGTTGGGCACTGCCGGCCGGGACCACCTTCGAGGTGAACCGCGACGAATACGTGCGGCCCGACCCGTACACGCGCGCGCAGACCTGGCAACTGCTGATCAGCGCGGGAGTGTTGACCGCCGAACAGGTCGCGACGATCGAGCGTTACAACGTCGGCGCACCCCTCCCGCAAGGAGCGACCATCAGTGAGTGAACGCGCGCCCATCGAACTGCGGACCGTCGCACTGCGCGAGGTGGACTACCCGCAACGGCTCATTGACCTGATCGCGGTCCCGTGGGACGAATGGACCCCGGTCGAATATCAGGGCCGCATGATCGAAGAATGCTTCAGTCCCGGCGCGTTCGGTGCGGTCGAGAAACGTGTGGGGCGCGCCCGCTTCCAAGTGAACGTGGACCATGACCCGGCCCGCTGGGTCGGCCGCGTTGTCGGCCTCCACCCCGGTGACCGTCACGGCCTCCGGACCGAGCTGCAGATCCGCCGCACGCCCGAAGGCGATCAGGTGCTGACCGACGCCGCAGACGGGATGCTCGCCGGCAGTGTCGGGTTCGGGGTGCTGCCCACGGATCAACGGTGGGAGACACGCGACCGCCGCCGCATCACCAAGGCGTACCTAGATCATGTCGCCCTCACTCCGACGCCCGCCTACCAGGGGTCCGAAGTGATCGCCGTGCGCTCGAGCTCGAGCTCGACCCCGAACCTTGACCGGGTGCTCGCAGAACGCGCCGACGCGGCGTATCGTCTGCGCTAGGTCAAGCGTTACCGCCCCAAGAACCGCCAGAGCGCGGGGGGCGAAGCGGACGCCAGACAACAGCCCGATCACCGTGTTGTCTCTGGAGGTGTCCGATGACCGCGACCGACGCGATGGTGTCCCGGCTACAGGCCGAGATCGAAGAACGAACCGCGTTCCAAAACCAACTGATCGAAGGCGCACAGAACGCCGGCCGCGACCTGAACGCCCAAGAGATGGAGCTCTACAACAGCGCGGCGGAACGCATCACCGCATGCGACTCCCAACTGGGCCCGCTCGCCGAAGGCGTCCGGATCGCCCGCGAGAGCGCGACCCGATCCCGCGAACTGACGCAGTCGTTCACTGCCGCGCGCACACCGCAACCGACGGTGGAGTACCGCACGGCCGGCGAGTACATCGTGGACCGGTGGCAAGCCGGTGCCGGGTTCGCGGAAGCGCAGACCCGTATGGCGATCTACGAACGGGCCGCGGCGCATCAGACCACGCCCGACAACATGGGCCTGATCCCCACCACTGTCGTCGCACCCGTCATCAACTTCATCGATGCGTCCCGCCCGATCGTGAACGCGCTCGGCCCGCGCGCAGTGCCGGGAGGGCAGTTCACCCGGCCGCGTGTCACACAGCACACCGACGCCGCGATCCAATCGGCAGAGAAGACCGAACTGGTCAGCCGCAAGATGCTGATCACCGGGGTCGCGGTCACGATGAAGACATACGGCGGGTACGTGAACGTGTCCCGCCAGAACATCGATTGGTCGGTTCCGCAGATCATGGACATCGTCGTGGCTGACCTGGCCGGCCAATACGCGATCGAAACCGAACAGGTGACCGCCGCCGCGCTCGAGGCGAACGCGGTCGCGCAAACGCCGGCACTGCCCGCCACGCCGACGCCGGCTGATGTCAGCGCCGCGATCTGGAAAGCGGCCGGGGCCGCGTACGTCGCGACGGCCGGCGTTGGGAGCCTGGTGCTCTGTGTCGCCCCGGACGTCATGGGCCTGATCGGCCCGCTGTTCGCTCCGGTGAACCCCACCAACTCGCAGTCGTCGGGGTTCAACGCCGGCAGCTTCGGGTCCGGCCCGCAAGGTTCGATCAGCGGGATCGCAGTGGTGATGTCCACCGCGCTGACCGCCGGCACCGCGCTGATGGTGAACACCGCCGCCGCCGAGGTGTACGAGCAACGGATCGGCACGCTGTCAGTCACCGAACCAAGCGTGCTCGGGGTCCAGGTCGCCTACGCGGGATATTTCTCGCCCGCGATCATTCAGGCGTCGGGGATCATCAAGCTGGACGCGGTCCCGTAGTGGGCGAGTACTACGACGCGCCCAACCAGGAAGTCGTGCGGGCTGGGCCGGAAGTGGACCCGGACCCGCCGCCCGAAATCAACAACGAACTTCCGGAGCCGGAAGCCGATGCGGAGGACTGATGGCCTACGCGACAGAGGCGCAGCTCGCGGACGCGTTGCGCGTCACTGTCACCGCCAAGAACAGCGAGCTGCTGTCCCTGTCAGTGGAAGCCGCCGCGCGCGAGATCGATCAGTATTGCGACCGGGCCGGTACGCCCATCCCGGCCGGCGACCCGCTCGCAACGATGGTGAACGTCGCGCGCGGCATCGAGTGGTTCAAGGCGAACGACAGCGCGTACGGGGTCGTCGGGTTCGCAGACGTGGGCGTGCTGAACACTCCCGCCGACGGGTTCGCAAGACACGCGCGAAACCTCATCCCACTCAAGGTGCAATTCGGGATCGGTTGACCGCATGAGCGCGCTCGGGGAAGTGCGCGCCCGTGCGGTCGCAGCGCTGTCCGGCCTCGCGCCCGCGGGTGACGACTGGCCCGCCCACGATGGCCCGGTGGACAGTGTCACCCCGCCCTGTTTCGTGGCCGTCTGGTCAGAACCGTGGCTGACCGTGCAGACCGTCTGCTCGTTCCTGGCCGGCCTGGACGTGATCGTGTTCGCGGCTCGCATTGATCCGACTCCCGGCTACGAAGAGCTCGAGCTCATGCTGGAAGAGGCGTTGCCGGCCCTGTCCGATGCGGGCCTGTTCGTCGCGGGCGTGTCCGTCCCGGCCCCGTTGGAAGTTGCGGGCGTGACCTACCAGGCCGCACGCGTTCATCTGTCCGAACCCGTCACCTTTGGAGGTGCCTAGCTATGACCGCAGTGATGGTGGATTCCCCGCCGTTCATCCTTCAGAAGCCAACGCTCAAGATCGGCCCGCCCGGATCCGAAGTGGAGTTCGAGTGCGGCGCGAACCAGATCGAAGCCGCGCCCGAACAGGACAGCAACGACGTCGAATCGTTCTGTGGCGTGTACACGTCGTACAAGCCGGAGAAGTGGACTGTGACGATTCAGGCGCTGCAGTCGTTCGGTGCGACCGGCCTGTGGAACAACCTCCGGCCGCTGTGCAACACCACGCAACCGTTCCTGATCGTCCCGGACGGTCGCGTCCCGGTGTCCGCCGACAATGTCGCCATGTCGGGGAGCTGTTACCTGGCCGGCTTCGCGTACCTGTCCGCGGCGGTCGGTGAGGCGTCCGAGTTCGACCTGGTGCTCGCGGTCCAGGGCGAACCGGACTTCTTGGAGGTGCCCCCGGCCGGGACGTTCGCGGCCGGTGAGTAACGGCGTCGAGTTCGACACGTCCGACCTGGACAAGGGCCTACGCCAGTTGACGCGCGGTGTGGACCGCGGGATCGGTCCCGCCGCGCAGCGCAGCGCGAACGCGGTCGCGAAGCAACTGCGGCCGCTGATCCCGGTCCGGTCCGGCCGCCTACGACGTTCGGTCACCGTCACCCGCGACGGTGACAGCGCAACC